ATCATTTTCTTCCTTGTTGTTTCTTGCTTGTCTTACGTAACTGAAAGCGTAAAAGTTTGGTAGCCCCTGTTGGACTCGAACCAACATATTTGCCGTGAAAGGGCAACGGCATTACCCAACGCCTAAGGGGCCTATATTTAACTCTTATCGTATCTTTTCATTTTTAAAGTACGACCGCTTACTTTCCGTGAAGGAAAATTTTTCGCCAAGTTTTTAATAAAGTTCGGTGTTTTTACATTCAATAAAATAGGACAAAAATGTTCTCTTAATAAACTTGATCTGCAAAAAATCCACCAACCAAGTTCACGAATTTCATCAGGCGTTCGCTTATGGCTCTTTTTGCAAAAAAAACAAATACTTGGGAACCATTTTTCTGCACGTTTACGATCTAATCTTAGAACATCTATATATTTTTTTTTCCATATTATAGGCATATATTACCTGTTCTTTATAGCTTCCTGCATCTCTGCCCATAATTTCGACTTCTGTTCTTTGCTTAAACCCCGTTGAAATGCATTTGCTCCTGAAAGAGGAGAATCGCTTTTGGGGTTCAATGAATTAGATGAACGCGGTTTATATTGATTCTCTTCAAACATTTCATCATCTTCTGAAATCGGTTGCTCTTTTGGCTGCTTAGACTGTATCATTTTATACGCAGCAACAGCTTTTGCATACATATCGTTGGTAGAATCTAAAGTAAATGCTAGTTCGGGATCTTCCTTTGCAAGTTTCTGGAGATTCTCGGTATTAACAACTTGATCAAAGTCCGGGAATTTGCTTTTAAGGCGCACTTCTAATGTAGCTTGTTCCCATTTGCGTTGCGCTTCTTTAAGATGGCGTTGTTCAACCAGTTCATCATCCCCTGATTTTGCATCAAGTTGACGTTTGAGATCTTCTGCTTCTTTGCGGTATCGATCATTTTCTTCGCGCATCTTGCGCCAATTTATACTTTCAACTGATTCTTTTTGTTCATGTGCCGGTTGCTTAACGGGTTCTTCTGAATGAGTAACTTGTTCGTTATCGTTTATAAAATCTTCCATTATTAATCCTTCAATAAGATTGGCGAATCGGACATTTCACCGTTTAGTTTTTTTGCTTTAGTTAACAAAGTTCCGTTGTAATAATCGATCACATAATCGCGCAGTTGCTGTTCTTCAGGAATAACTTCTAGGGCATTTTGATACAACATATCGCAGGTAACTTTATCAGGAATTACCCACAGTTCAGAGAAATTATCAGATGTAGCGTGATAGAGATATACAGCTTGATCCCAATCGGGCGTCGGACATGTACCGCGATGCAGATAGTAGCTACGCAATACATTCTGCATAAGCCGTTCTTTCTTGGTTATTACAACTATGTAAAAGTTACCGTGATAATATTGTTTACCGTGCAAAGCACATTTGATAACTTCATCGCAATATTCTTTCATCATTTCACGTTGAAGTTCGATCGGATCGCGCGATTCAGGAACTTTGGCTGCAAGCTCCATCGATAATTCGCCGGCCTTTTTTTTCTTTGTCATGAATCTCCTTTTGTTCGATATAGATATAGCACGGTTTATACCAAAAAGAAACGGCTGATGATACAATCAGCCGTCAATCGAAGAGGTAATAAGGAGAGTTGGAGGTAGTCAGTCACTACGTTATTTTCGTTACGGGCAATAAGTCACTACGTTATTTTCGTTTCTTTCGTGCTTCGCTAAAAGCGATAGCAAGAGCCTGCTTGGGATTTGTTACTTCACTTCCGTGCTTGGAGCCGCTATGAAGTTTGCCTTCACCGAATTCATGCATTACTTTCTTGATCTTCTTTTCCGTTTCCGGATGTTTGCAGTGAGCACATTCTTTGTGTTTCATTATTCTTCACCTTCGCGTTTTTCTTTTCTTTTCTTAAGCATAGGGAATTTGCGGTAAACTGCGGCTTTGATGCCGCTCGGATTAGGTGCAAAATGTGCACGAGCCAAAGCATTACGTGCATGAGCGATATCATTGATTGGGAAAGAATATTTGTTTGCACCGCCCGATTTTCCTGCGAAACTCTTGGGTGATACATTTTTATATTTTCCCGCACTCGACGAACCGGGCTTTTCACGCATTTTCTCTTCGACACCGCGCTTAACTTTAACACCTTTTGCCACCGTTACTTTTTTATCTCTTTTCTTTTCAACCATTTTTTAACCTTATGTAATCCGATTTTCGACCGGTTATCGTGCGATATAGGTATCTTGATAGTCCAAAATCTTTTTGATCTTTTCTTGATGTGCCGTTTCTTTATCTTCAAAGTTATCGGGCTTGCCCAGTATTTTGTAGGCAATCTTCTCCATCTTTTTACTCATTCTTGGCATGGCCGGCATAATATATCCTTGGGTAGCCCGCTTTCGGCTGCTTTACAACAACAGAAAGCGGATATGAGTAATGCCGATTAATATTTGGTACGGCTATGATGTTTACGCGCACCTGACATATCTTCGTTCATTTGATCGTCAATACCTCTGACATTATCAGAGTTAGCCATAAGTTGTTCATCAGGATAACGATATACTTTCGGATACGGCTTCATGATAACCATCTGCGGCATATGTGCCATTTCATATTCACCCGAACGCTCCATGATCATTGAACCGTCTTCACGATTCATTTCATTCATTTGATCATGACCTGCATATTCTTCGCGATCGCGATAATGTTCGCTGCTTCGTTCGCGTCGGCGACCTTCGTGATAACGTTTCTCTTTCTTCACGGATACTCCTTGGGCTTTCGCCGGTAGAAACTGTCTCATTACAAGACAAAGTTAATGTTACTTCTATCTACACTGATAGTTAACAACAAAATAACGCGGAATAATATTTTTTCAAAAAAACTATACAAGTTGTGCTCCGAGCTCTTCTGTAGCTGCTTGCGGAACTTCTTCAACGGGCGGTTGCTTTGGTACCGGTTGTAAATTAGGCTGTTGAATCGGTATCTGTTTCGGCTGCTCATTTCCTTCGGCTATTTTAGCTTGTTGTGAAAGTAACACTAATTCCTTGAGACCCATAATATCAAGATGCTCGAGCTCTTTAAGCGCTTTCACCATATTAAGAACGGCTTGCATTTCATCACGATGCGCTTCAGATTTTCGTTCAATTGCGAGTGCTTGGTTCTCATTTACACGAGAGATGCGCTCAATGCCGAGCGATTCATTAGCTGAAGCGGTTGCATTAGCCAAGTTTATATCTGCATTTTGTTGCTGCAATTGCATTTGAAGTGCTTGTTGTTGAGCCTGTTGTTGTGCTTGTTCTTGTTGTTGAATTGCTTGGATGAGTTCGTTTTTGTTCTGTAAGGTAGACGCTTGAAGTAAAGCAGCAGGAGGTATAGGTACACCGCTTTCGCGCAACTGTAACATCTGAGCGAACTGCATCTGTTTCTGAGTAGTAGTATTAAAGCCTTCTTCAATTGCACAATCATATTTTCCGAAGGTCTTGTCATAGAATTCCTTCGTCGGCTCTTTTTGTAAGATCCGTTTCACTTTGCCGGGAGTAAAGTTATTTTGTATCACTTGAATGAGTAATTTGCCGAGTAGCCTTTGCGAATGATCCAGTTGATCGAATAATTTCTGCAAGGTAGTAAGACCTGCACCTTGGCGCATCATAGCAAGAACGCCCGCTTTATCATCGATGGCTGAACCGAGGAGCTCTTCATTGACGCCTGATATCTGGGAGATCTCTTCACCCAATATCTGCGATAATTGTATCATAGAAGGCGGAATATCTGCCGGTAATATCTTCTCCACATCGGTCATCTGTGCTTCTTCTTTAAGCACGAACGGTTTACCTTGACCGCCTATAAAAACATCATCGAAGTTAACTAATGCATTCTCTTTTACTTTCCAACCTGAGTTGATTTGTGATTCAAGGATATCGAGTTCAATAATCTTTCGACGATTGTATAAATATTGCGCATCGCGCAAGCCCCGCACCATTCCTTGTATACGCCAATTATAATACGGAATTTCAGGATAAAAGTAAGCAGGCACCATAATGAAAGGATAATCGTCGATCCCCATGGGCTGCGGACCATCATAAAGCACATGTCCGTTCACCACGATTGCTAGCTTAACGGTCGGTACTTCTTGCTTAACAACCTTAATGAGCGGATACTGATAAAGGAATAATTTTAATGTTTCTTCATCTTTACCTTTCCATTCAATAGTCTCACCGGTCTCGGTATCGATTAACATGCGTTGATTACGATAATCTCTGTAGTAGAACTCATCGTAGGTCAACAAGTTAGTCTGGCCGTAGTTGTATGATTCAGGCATAAACTGAAATTTACCGTCTCGGTTATCATTGCCGTACATACCGATAATTTCATCTGCTTTTGCCGGTAACAATGAGATTGCCTCACGCTTACTTATATATGAACGTTTCCAAATTCCTTTGCAGTCGCTCAGCCCCGGATCCCTAGTAAAAGGGTCCATCATGAAGGTATTATATGCATGTTCAGTAATTCTAATACTACCTGAAATTGGGTCTTCACGATAATCTTGCCATACTTGAATGAGCGACATACCTGAAACAAGAGCGCTGTTAAATGCGCGCGATATACAATCCCCGATTCCCTCTTGGCGATCAAGCCACATAATAACTTCGGTCAATTGATCGGCGGTCATTTGATTTGCATTCTCTATTGGTATCACAGTCGTTGACTTGCGATTACGTCGTTGATACCCCGAAACCATATCAACTACGCGTCGGATACGATTGAAGTTGAATGAACGATTTGCAGCAAAGGGCAAATTGCCGTAGATCTCGTTCCATAGAGCTTGATCACCTGCATAAAAACGATAGTCGGTATCAGCTTCACCCCAAAAAGCGAGATTTATGGTAAGACATTGATTGTAAAACGTCTCCATCCGAAGGAGCACTTCCATGTCCTTCTCTTCATAATAGCTCGGCCCCAGATTGGGAAATAACATACATTCTCCTTTGAAGTGTTATGTAGCGTTAAGCTTTTTTATTTCATTCACATGTTTTAAGATGTCTTGTTCTTTTACTTTCCAATAAGACATTGCTTCTAAAAGAGCAACCTTAAAACATGTCTCATCATCAATATAGCGTAATACGTGTGCAAGACTTTTTGCTAAGAAATATTCTTTGACATAGTAATCGTACGGTACGATCTGATATTCCATGCTATCCTCATAAAATTTTGATGGTATAATAATCGTGTATCTATGTATTTAATTGTACGGTACATAGCTATCCCTTGGATCGGTTTCCAAGGGTTTTTTTGGATATACTCCCCGATAGCTCAAGAGTAGAGCCTAGCGATTGTACGTTAGAGATCCGTAAGAGTAACGACTCGGTCGGGGTATTAAAATCGCGGTTCAATAAATTCTTTCGGTAAATCACTTCCGTACAATCTTTCTTTATACTTACGATCAATATCTTGTTGCGTCAATCCGTCTTTGATACGCGGTAATGATATCGCAAGATATCTCATCGCATCAGCATAATGTCTTGAC